TTGATCCTACGGCTGGGGTAATGGTTGTATTGGTTACGCTAGATACTTGACCGCTTGCATTGGTTGTAAATACTGGAGTTTGAGTAGCAGATCCATAAGTAGAAGCAGTTCCAACTGGGGTAATGCTAAATACAGATCCTGTAAGAGTTAAACCAGTTCCAGCAGAATAAGTTGCTGAAGTAGTAAATTGCGACCAATTAAGAGCAGTTACACCTAATGTACCGCCAGGGGTTGCCGTACAAAACCAAGCTCCACCAGCTTGAGTGCCATATTCAATAAAAGTAATTGCTGAAACGAAATCATTCCATTGGTCTGCATCTAAAGATCTTGTCCAAGCAGTTGCAGAAGCCAAATAAATGCCATTATTAGCAGCGTTTGATTGGTTTTTAACTAATACACGATCACCAGCTAAAGTTAAATAGCCATCAATCGTCTGCAAACCTGACAAAGTAATATTTGCCAATGTTGCAACCGCACAAGGCTGTTTCCAACTAATTCCAGCAGCATAAGACTGTAAAGCCAATAAATTGACTATATCTGTTGCGCCTACTGGTTGAGTTGAAACTGTTCCAGTAGTTGTTGCTATATTGGTAAAAACACCAGTAGAAGGAGAAGTATTGCCAATCGGACTGCTATTTAAAGTGCTATTGGTGATCGTTAAACCTGATTGAATAGGATTTGCCGTTGCATAGAACGGCTGACCTTGACCAATAAATGTATTAAATGACCCATCCGTATTGAAATAAGCCTGAACAGGCAATAGATTCTGAACAGATGAATCTGCTGGATTAGTCATAAATCATCCTTCTAGAACAGTTTTTAAGACTGATCGCTTACTGGAGTTATATATACAAGTGCAGGACCTGCTGCTGAGCCAATAGCAGAAACTTGAAAAGAGTTTGCTGGAACGGCTAAAACAGTAGGCTGAGTCATGGATGCTGGAAGAATGTAAGAACCAGTTGCGCCATCAGCACCAATAGAAGCTGTAACAGCCGTAATTCCTGTTGGTGAAATCTCAATGGCTACTGTATTTGCTCCAGTATTCAAAAACGCTGCATAGTTGCTAAGAACATTACCACCTACAGCCGAAACAGTAACGGCTGCATGAGCTGTTGCTGCTACGGATAAGGTAGTTGTTCTTCCTGCTAAACGAACAACAGTTGTTAATGACATGATTTATCCTTAATTAGACTGCTGTTGCAGGCAATGGGCCTTCAATACGAATAACATCAATAATGTAGTTACCAGCAGCAGGAGTTAATGCGCCTGCTGTGCAATTACCAAATTGAACGCTTAATGTATTGGCTGCTGAAACTCTAACATCAGCAATAAAAATACCAGCAGTTTGAGCGCCAGCACAAGCTATGGCTACATGATCGGTTGTCAATAAGCCAGGAACAGTAAATGTTTGGGCAGCAGTAATATTAGCAGCAACTTCGGCTGGGGTAATGGATGGCTGAATGTAGAAAGTGTTAAGAGCGTTTCCACGAGCAAGAGTGGTTGATGGCATGATTTGTCCTTTATATAGGGGTTTGTGGCTACCTAAGTTTAATCGTATATTATCGGTTTCGCAAATAGTTTCCAAAATGACCGACAAATGTTTTATTTCCTGTATGACCCATTTTAATTTCAGGATCGCACCATACTTTACCGCCTATTTTGCTCCATCTAAAACAAAATGAATAGTCCTCACCATATTTCTTATCGCCTTCAGCAATATGGGCAAAAAGGTCATAAAACAGATTATCTTTAGCTCCATCATGGAAATATTGTTCAGGATAGGCTTTTACCATTTGCTCTAAACAATTACGACTAATCTTCATAAATCCTGTCGCAATAGCAGCAACTTCTAATAATCCTGTTTCAGGATCTGCCCATAATTCAGGTTTTTCAAGGTATTTAATAGGAAATCCTAGTTCATCAACTCTGTAAGGGTAAACACCGCCTACTAGATCGACAGGATAATCTACAAGTCTTAAAAGAGCGCCTTTTTCCCATGCTACATCAGAATCTACAAAAACAAGGCAATCAGAATCTGTTTTAAGGAAGTTGGAGGCTATAGCACCTCTACAATCAGCTATATAAGCGCTTCCTATGTCATCAATTAAGGTAAATGTATCGCCTCTAGATACAAGCATTACAAGATCGTTTACAAGCGATCTCATAGTTGCCATATAAACTGAGCCTGTATATGCTGGAATAGCTATGGTTATATGCAATTTTCTTTCCTTCACAAAAGAAAAAAGCCCACCCCTTTTGAGGATGGGCTTAGTTTTACAACATGATTAAGCTGTTACACCGATGTTCTGTAAGGCAGTAATGATGCTATTAACTGCTGTAGAAATCGCTGTGCCAGTTGCGTTTGTTGCAATAGTAGTAATTGCTGCTGCTTGCACTACTGGAGTTTCGCCATAAAAGCCAATTTTTCCAGTTGAAATACCAAGGGCTACACCATCTGCTGCGTTGCCGTTGAATAAATAAACTGTTGATACTGTTGATGCTGGGCCTGGATTTGCCATGATTTAGTTCCTTTCTAGTCCAAAAATTAAGATGCGATACGGCAAGCCAACTCAGGATAGAGTGGGGCCCAACCATAAAGAACATCTAAACGAGTAGGAATAGAGTCATTGTTAATAGTGTATTGACGAACTACACGCATTGACAGACCGATTTCCTTGTCGGAAGCACGACCAGCAAAATGAACACCTTCAGGCAACTCAAGATCGGCTACTGCGAGAGTAAACGCATTTTTGTGCATGAGGATGTTTTGTGGGCTGGTTGTACCAGTTGAGTTAAAGAACGCTACAGCTTGTGCGCCTGAACTTGTTACGCTGATGTTTTGGAACTGACCAGCAGAAATAGGAGCAGGAGATACATTGACTGTGATTGTGCCACCTGAACCGCTAACGGCTGTGTTCACAACAAAGTTACGCAACTTGCCATAAGACTGACGATTTTGTGGGTTTACTGCAAATACACCAGCGATGGTGAATGTATCGCCTTGATTCAAGCTAACAGCGTTAGTTAAAGTCAAAGTGATGTTTGCAGATGAAGCCCAACCGCTTGTCAAGAAGCCAGTAGCTGTAGTCACATTGACTGTAGCTGTTCCAGCAAATGAGCCGTAAGTTTGGTTCACAATGTTTTGATCCATCTTCCAGTTCATACCAGCAGAGTCACGACCCATCAGACCTTTACGATACTGAGTAGAAATTGCTTCTTGTGGCACAAATAGACCCTTCAAGCTATCAACGATAGTTGCGCTTGAGAATGGATCAATAATGACTGATCTACGACCATCACGAGGAGCGCCTTCAGAATCAAGGTAAGCACCAGCGTTTAGGAAGGTAATCAAGCCAGTTGGAGGAGTGCCTGCTGTTCCTACTGTGTTGTAGGTAGCATTTTTAGCCATTGTCAAACCATCTAAGTCGATTTTGTTGGCAATAGCAGCAACGGCTGGTTTCAGAACACGATCAGAGAACATATCCAAGCTCAAAGCTAAATCTTGAGTTGTGAATTGTGTATCCACATGGAACTGAGTTGAAAGGGTTACAGGAACTGAAGTTTCGTTGAAATCTTCAACATTCAATGCAGGGCCTGTAGTTCCAATGAAACGACCAGGTCTGCGAACATTGACTGTGTTACCAATTTTTGCGCCAACTACGGCAAATTGGTCATCATAGTTACGATCTACTTCAGAAGTGAAGGTTAATTCGTTCTCCAATACCATCAACGCTTCGTTGGTGATCTTGGAAATAGTTAATAAAGTATTGCTCATTTTCTTTTTCCTTTAAAGAAATTAGGGTTTTACCTGATCTTCCCTGCTTTTCGAGCTGCTTTCCACGCTTGGAACGAACCATGAAACTCACCATCTGAGCCTATTGGGTTCTCCATTGCGCTTCCAGTAGCCCTAATCGGACTGAGAGGAGCTGGTGCTTTAGACTTCTGAACAACAGGCTTACTTCTAACGGCAGTTTCTTCAGCAATCTCTTGCTTCTCAAACCGAGCCTCCAATTTCCCAATTTCTCTAAGCGCTTTTGCCATCGGTAATGCTTGAAACCTTTCAGCTTCTTCTCCATCTAGACTAGCCAAATGGTAAAGAATCTCAGGCCCAACATCAGACTCAATAATGGCATCTCTCACTTCGTTGCTTACAACAACTTGAGTAGAATTCACTATTTCATCAAAATCAGCTAGATTTGGCTTCGCTTTTTGAAGTTTCTCAGACCAAGTCTTTAGGACTATTTGTCTTTCTTCTTCAGCTTTACGATTTAAATCCTGCTGATCCCTGTCATACAACGCTTTCTCTGCTGACCATTCCGCTAATGCCTTTGCATATTCAAAAGCATCATCAAACTGATCTGCCCTAGGTTCTCTGCCAATCGGACTCTCATCAGCTTTTGGCTGTGGAGCTTGCCGATCTTCATATTCCCTAAGTTTGGCTTCCAGTTGCTCCCTTTGCTCACGCTCTTTAGCAGCATTTTCCTCTGCTAATTTGCGAGCCTTAGTTAGCTCTGAAAACCGCTTTTCGAGTTTAGGATTTTGTTTCCGTTCCTCTGTTGCCTTACCTTCAGTTTCTGAATCCTGTTCACTCTCACCTTCTTCTGCTACTGGCTCTGATTCAGGAGTTTCCTCAACTGCTTCAGCCTCAGTAGGAGCTTCATCGGTAGCTAAACCAAGCCGATTCATATTCCATTCGGTTAAATTTTCGCTAGTGACTACATTACTAGCCTGTTTTTCTTCTAATACTTGTGCTTCTGCCATGAGTTTTCCTCAAGATTTTGCCCAATGAATCCATTGGTAGATTTACAACAATTCTTTTTTACCACTAAATTCTGTGTAAAACAATATTATTGCTTATCGTTTAATTCTTTTAAAAGGGCATCCATAGCGCCTCTTTTACCAAGTTTAATCTTTAACATTGCATATTTAGGATGGTTTTTAATCCGATCAAACTGCTCATCATCCATCTTCTTAGCTCTAGCTTTGCGCTCCAATTCCTCATCGCTCATTGGCTTTTTGCCAGCTTTTTCAGCCAACTTCTTTTCCATGTATTCTTCACGATTTTCTGAAGTTACGATCTCTCTTGGCATGATTACATTCCTTGCATTGGGGGTTGTGGTTGTTGAGGGGCTTGCTCCATAGGCATTGGTTGTTGGGCTGGCATTGGCTGTGGAGGAGGTTGCATCAAAGGATTCTGCCCTTGGTCTATATCTTGGGCAGCTTGAGTAGCAAAAGCATATTGCTCCTCATTTCTACGATCTAGCTCCGCTTTAATAGCTGAAG